CGCCCCTCGCAGTCTGTACGGCCAACAGGTTTCGGGGGGTGACCGTGCCGCAGTCGGTTCCGCCCAAGGTCGACCCCGTTCGCCGCAACGCGAGGACCGGTCCGTTCCTGCTTCCGGCCGAGGGCCGGGTCGGGGACCCGCCGCCGTGGCCGTTGAGTCCGGCGATGAGCGCACCGGAGAAGATCACCTGGGCGCAGTTGTGGGCTACTCCCCACGCCGTTGCGTGGGAACGGCTCGGCTGGACCAGGACGGTGGCGCGCTACTGCCGGGTTCTGGTGGCGGCGGAGAAGCGGGGAGCCCAGGCGGCTCTGCTCGGGCAGGCGGTGGCGCTCGAGGACCGCCTTGGCCTCACTCCGAAGGCGATGCGGATGCTGCTGTGGGAGATCGCCCGCGATGAGGTGTCGGAGAAGCGCGAGGAGCCGACGTCAGTGAGGGGCCGGCTCAAGGCGGTCGGCTGATGCCGTGGCGCGGCCCCGAGGTGGAGGGAGAGTTCCCGACTCTCGGGTATGACGTTGGCGAGTGGATCGAGTCGCACCTGGTCATTCCGGACGGCTACCTAATGGGTCAGCCGTACAAGCTGACCGACGAGATGTGGACCTTCCTGCTCCACTACTACCGGCTCTACCCGTACGCCCAGCCGTGGCCCGCGCCGGATGCGTTGAGGTACTTCGGTGGGCAACTGCGGCGGTCGCAGAAGTGGGGCAAGGACCCGTTCGGGGCGGCGATCGACTGGGCCGAGGCTCTCGGTCCGACCCGGTTCGACGGCTGGAATGCGGGCGGCGAGCCGGTGGGCGCGCCGTACCCGACGCCCTTGATCGTCTGTTTGGGCACGTCTGAGGACCAGACCGACAACACCTGGCGGCCGCTGCTGTCGATGGCGCGCCGCGGTCCGCTGGCGGACCTGTCGGGGCTGGACGTCGGTGACACGCGCATCAACCTTCCAGGCGGCGGGCGGATCGAGCCCGTCACGACGAGCGCCAGGGCCCGGCTCGGTGCCCCGCTGACGTTCCTGACCATCACCGAGCCCCACCTGTTCACCCTGCAGGGCGGGTACCGGCGAGTGTGTGGTGCGGTCAAGCGGAACGTCGCCGGTATGGATGGCCGGTGGCTGGAGCTCACGAACGCGTGGGATCCGACCGAGGCGTCCGAGGCGCAGGTCACTGGCGAGGCCGACGACGACCGGATCTACGTCGACACGATCGAGCCCCAGCGCGTCGACGACCTGACCGACGACGAGGCGTTGTACGCCGAGCTGCTCCGGCAGTACGGCGACTCATCCCGCGAGCGCGGCGGCTGGGTCAACATCAAGGGCCGGATCATGCACGAGGTCCGGTCCAACCGGAACATGGAGGCCGACCGGCGCCGGTACTTCCTGAACGAGATCGTCGTCGGCGAGTCGGTCTTCGTCGACCCGGTGCGCTGGGACTTCATGGCCCGAGACGACATCCTCGCCCCCCGGACGGTGATCGCGCTCGGCTTCGACGGCGCCAAGTACCAGGACGCGACCGCGCTGGTGGCGTCGCGGATCTCCGACGGCCGTCTGTTCTGCCTGCGGGTCTGGGAACGGCCCCTGGACGCCGACCGGGACTGGCGGGTGCCGTCGCTCGAGGTGGACCGGGTACTGCGGGAGACGTTCGGCGCCTACCGCGTGGTGCTGATGTACGCCGACCCGTATCGGTGGCAGGACTACCTGGACAACTGGGCGGCCGCCTTCCCCGATCGGGTGGTTGAGTTCCCGACCAACGTCGAGCAGCGCATGGCCAAGGCCATCGAGCGGTTCTCGACGTCGTTCGCGGACGGCGAGATCACCCACGACGGCTCTGCGGTGCTCACCCGCCACGCCAAGAACGCGGTGCTGGTGAAGGGCTCCCGCAAACGCGATCGTCCCGGCGAGGAGGGTTCGTTGCCGAGCCACTACCTGAAGATGGCCAAACGCGGCGACGGCATGCTCATCGACGCCGCGGTGGCCGCGGTGCTCGCCCATGCCGCGCGTGGTCAGGCCATCGAGGATGGCGCGCTGCCCGGCTACGACCCGCTCAACAGTGTCCTGATCGGCGGGGGGTGAGCTGTGGCGGCGTGGAACCGGCTGCTGCGCGCCTTCGGCCGTAGGACCGAGCAGCGTGACATCACTTCGGTGCCGTGGGACACGGGCGGGTCGTTGTCCTACACCGCCACCCAGGAGCGGGCGCTGACCCTGGTGCCGGTGTACGCCGCGGTGCGGCTGCTGTCGGACACGGTGTCGACGCTGCCGCTGAAGGCGTACCGCAAGGCCGGCGAGGAGCGCCAGCCGATGCCCACCCTGCCGCAGTTGTTCTCGCTGATGGACGACGACGGCACCCTGACGGACTGGCTGCACCGGTGCATGGCGTCGCTGACGCTGCGCGGCAACGCCTACGGGCTGGTGACGTCGCGGGACGGGATGCAGTTCCCGACCGCCATCGAGTGGCTGAACCCGAACGAGGTGTACGTCGACGAGCGCAACGTGGCCCGGCCGCTGTGGTACTGGCGGGGCCGGGCGGTGGCGTCGGAGGACATGGTGCACGTGCCGTGGTTCACGGTGCCGGGCAAGGTGCAGGGCCTGTCCCCGATCGAGGCGTACGCGCAGACCATCAACGTCGGCCTGCAGGCGCAGGACTACGGCTCGTCGTGGTTCGCCTCCGGTGGGGTTCCGCCGGGCACGTTCAAGAACAAGTCCATGGAGATCGACCAGGCGCAGGCCGACATCATCTCGTCGCGGCTGACGAAGGCGATCCGGGGCCGTAAGACGCTGGTGTACGGGGCCGACTGGGACTACAGCGCCATCTCGGTGAGCCCGGAACAGGCCCAGTTCGTGCAGACGCAGAAGCTGACCGCGACGCAGGTCGCGGCCATCTACGGCATCCCACCGGAGATGATCGGCGGCGAGGCCGGCGGGTCGCTCACGTATTCGACGTTGGAGCAGCAGACGCAGAACCTGGCCACGTTGACGCTGCGGCCGTGGCTGGTGAAGTTGGAGCGCAAGTTCTCCTCGATCCTGCCGTCGCGCCAGTACGTCAAGTTCAACGCCGACGCGCTGGTGCGGGCGAACCTGGCCGACCGGTATGCGGCGTACAAGACGGCGGATGAGATCGGGCTGTTGACGTCGGACGAGATGCGGGCCAGTGAGGACCGTGCCCCCCTGACGGCGGCACAGAAGGCCGAACTGAAGGCGAAGAAGGAACCGCCGCCGGCACCTCCAGCGCCGCCTGCCGCTCCAGCCGTGGAGGCTCCGCCGCCGCCGACCCGGGCGTCGCTGCTCGACGCGCTGATCGTGCGGCTGTTGGAGGACGATTTTATTGACTCCGCCGTGGTGCCGTTGGCACTGGAAGGCCGCCCAAAAGGCTGGCGCTGAGAGCAGCGCTGATCGAGGTCCGGGACCGGCGCCACCTGCCCGGAAAGCATGACCAGTCCACTCATGGTCATGGGCTGGGTGGAAAGAACTGGCGCAAGACGCACGATGATGCGGGTGCGGCCTTGGCCGAAACCGCGCGAACTCCCGTCACCTCGTCAACGCCTCTCGGCGGCGGATGGAGTGCGAGCGTCGCGGTTGAGGAACATGAGGGCGGGACACTGATTCGTAAGGACTTTCCGCCTGGTGACGATATCCGTGGTCCGAAAGATCAGGCGGATGCGGAGCGGTTGGGGTCCCTCGTTGCTCACGCTGTTGGTGTGCGCTCCCCCGCAGTGGTGCCCGCCGGCGAAGATTCGGTCTTGATGGAGCATGTGCACGGCAAGACTTGGGCCGAGCAGGCGTATGGAAGTCCCCCGGCCCATATTCTCAATAGCGACGAAGGCCGCATGTTCGGGCTGCACGACATTTTGGTCGGAAATCCGGATCGCAACCCAGGCAACTTTATGACCACAACCGATGGCGGCCACCTAGTTGCGATCGACCACGGCCTCGCCTTCTCGCCACGTTGGGCGGCTGGCATCGCCAGTCCGTTCGCCGGACACTTCACCAATGCGGCCGGCAACAACTGGGCCGACAGCATAGACATCAGTCCGCACGACATGGCAACCATTCGAGGTCGGTTGTCTGATATTCGCGGCGAGTTCGCCGCCGCTGGTCGCATTGATTGGTACGACCACATGATCGAGCATTTAGACGCCCTCGAACCGCGGGCGATCGGCACGACAAATAGGTTGTCCTGACATGGAGTTGCGGGCTGTGGCGACACGGCAGGTCGTTGGCACTGTTGGCTACGCGAACGGCGGCGCCCTAACGCTGACGGGCGCGGCTCAGGATGTGTTCGCCGAACTGCGTCGCATGGTTGGCGATCAGAAGTTAGGGCGGAACCTATTGGCTTACGGCTGGTCCAACGGCTACCTATATCTGACTAAAGACGACGTGACGCAAGCGTCAACGGGTAGATCAAGTTAAAGCGCAGGTTCCAACGCAACCGACAGGACGTCGGTGCGTTTCCGCATGTTCCGAAGGAAGTGAACCGATGGTTGCTGCCGTCGAGCGGCGTTTCACGCTGCTGCCCGTGGAGATGCGTGGCGGCGGCACCGGCAACAAGATCGGCGGGTATGCCGCCGTGTTCGACCGGCCGTCACAGAACCTCGGTGGGTTCATCGAGGTCGTCACCCGGTCGTTCTTCGCCAAGTCCCGCGGCGACGGCTGGCCCGACGTGATGGCCCGCTACAACCACGACGACAACATGCTGCTGGGCACCACCGGCGCCGGCACGCTGCAACTCACCGTCGACGACGTCGGTCTGGACTACGAGGTCCTGCCGCCGCAGTCGCGTAAGGACGTGGTTGAACTCGTCCAGCGCGGTGATGTGCGCAAGTCGTCGTTCGCGTTCCGCGTCGCACCCGCCCCCGACGGCTCGCCGGGCGAGTCGTGGTCGCTGTCCGACCAGGGCTACCCGACCCGGTCCCTCCTCGCCGGCCAACTCGTCGACGTGGCCCCGGTCAACGCGCCCGCCTACCTGGACTCGACCGCGGCGCTGCGCTCGCTGGCCGAACGGTTCCAGGTCGACGAGGAGGAGGTCCGTTCGCTGGCCACCCAGAACGAGCTTCGCAAGTTCTTCGTCCGCACCGACGGTCCGAGTCCCGTCAAGGCGCGGGCGTTCGGGCCTTCCGCCGCGGCCGCGCTGCTGGCGCGCCGCGCCGACCCCTGGGGCGAGTAGCACCGGGCAGGCCGCCAGCCACCCACCGCCAAGACCCCATCCAACCCCACGACCCCGACCCGGGCAGGCCGACAGCCACCCGGCCGGGGTCGTCCGTCCGCACCGAAACCTGAGGCAGGGCGCCACCCACCTCGCGCAGTCAACCAAAACCAGCCGAAAGGACGTCGCACGTGAGCGACATCGTCAAGCGGCTGCGCGAACGGCGCCTCAACGTCTGGAACCAGGCCAAGGAAATCGCCGACCGCGCAACCGACGAGAACCGCAACTTCAGCCCCGAGGAGCAGGGCTCCTGGGACGCGCTGAACACCGAACTCGACAACCTCGACAAGCGCATCAAGTCCGCCCTCGACGGCGAACAGCGCGCCAAGGACACCGAGGACGCGTTCAACCGGCTCGAGGCCAAGCCGCAGACCGCCGGAGGCGCCCCCGAGTCCCGCGCCGCCACCGAACTGCGCGCGTTCCTGCGCGGCGAACCCAACGCCCCCAAGTTCGTCGAGATCAAGCCCCAGGGCCCGATCAACCTGCGTGCCCTGTCGAAGCTGACCACCGGCGCCGGCGGCAACACGGTCCCCACGTCCTTCTACGACCAGCTCGTCGCCCACCTCATCGAGGTGTCGGGCGTGCTGCAGACCAACCCGACGGTGCTCAACACCAACTCGGGTGAGAACCTGCAGATCCCGAAGACCACCACCCACGGCACTGCGGCGTCCGCCGCTGAGGCCGCGGTCCTCACCTCCGCCGACCCGGCCTTTGGTCTGGTCACGCTCGGCGCGTACAAGTTCGGCTGGACCGGCCGGGTGTCGCGCGAACTCGTCGACGACACCGGAGTCGACCTCGAGGGCTACCTGGCGATGATGGCCGGCCGGGCGTTGGGCAACAAGTTCGGCGCCGACCTCGTCACCGGCACAGGCACCTCCCAGCCCACCGGGTTCATGACGTCGGCCACCATCGGCGTCACCGGCACCACCACCGGCCAGTCCGGCGCCGCCCAGTACGTCGACCTGGTCGACCTCATGTACTCGGTCATCTCCCCGTACCGCCAGTCCCGTTCCTGCTACTGGATCATGCGGGACGCGACCGTCGGCGGTCTGCGCAAGCTCCGCGACACCACCGGTCAACCGATCTGGCAGCCGTCGATGCAGCTGGGCTCACCGGACCTGCTGCTCGGGAAGCCGATCGTGGCGGATCCGTTCATGCCGGCTGTGGCCACGGGCGCACAGTCGATCGCGTTCGGCGACTTTTCGCAATTCTTCGTTAGAATGGTAGGGGGCATTCGCTTCGAACGTTCCGACGACTTCCTATTTGATAGCGACATGGTCGCCTATCGAGCCGTGCTTCGCGGTGACGGGGCCCTCGTCGACCTCACGGGTGCGATTAAGACGTACAAGGGGCCCGCGACCTAACAGTCCGGACAACTGTCCGTCCGAGTCCGGGCCATACAATGGTGAGGCCGGGAGCGCGAACTCCCGGCCTCTGCCGAACGCCCTTATCAACCAAGGGAATCCGACATGCCAGATCGTATCTGCGCAGTGGACGGGTGCGAACAGAAACACTTCGCCAAGAGTTACTGTCGCGCTCACTACAGCCGCGTTACCCGCTATGGACGCACTGAGCGGGTTAGTCAAACAAGTCCCGATGGGAAATGCTCCGTTGAGGGCTGCCCCAAGCCGTACCACGCTGCCGGCTATTGCGGTACCCACTACGCGCGCGTCAAGAAGCACGGTGGGCCAGGGGCCGCCGAAAGCCAGGCGTGGAAGCGACGTTCGAAATATCACGGCATTCCGTGCAAGATCGAGGGCTGCGAACGCCAGCCTAAGTCGCTGGGCTGGTGCGTGATGCAACTATCAGCGATTCCGCTACAGCGGTGACGCCGAAGGTCGATGGGGTCCTGGTCCGCGTAAGAGCGAGGGGCACCTCGACGGTAATGGCTACTTCGTCATCCGTGTTGACGGCGTGCCCGCCCTACAACACCGCGTAGTGATGGAACAGATGCTCGGCCGCCCACTTGAGTCATTCGAGAATGTCCACCACCGCAACGGCGTGCGCGACGACAACCGCCCGGAGAACCTCGAACTCTGGGTGAAGCCGCAACCCCAGGGCCAGCGCGTCGAAGACCTCGTTGCCTGGGTGGTGGAGCACTACCGCTCGGAAGTCGAGGCCGCGCTCGAGGGGCGGGAGCGGTAAGCAATCTCAGCGAAAGCAAGGGAGTTCACCATGGCGATCACCCCGGCCAGCTTCGTCCCCGAGAAGCGCGGCGTGCAGGGTCCGGACAACTACAGCGTCGGCATGGCGAAGAACGTCGACGCCTCCCCACCGCCGGCGGGCACCGAGCGCGAGCAGCACGCGAACTGGGAGGCGAACACGACCGCGCACCCGATCACCGGCACGCCACTGCCGACCAGCACCGGCGCCGGCGAGGGCAAGATCATGAAGGGCGGGCGGGCTGTCAGGTGAAGCTTCCCTGGCGTGACCTCGCCCCCGGCGCCGGCCCGGCCATCTCGACGTCGCTGACCGAACGCGAGACCGACGAGCTGCGCCGCCTCGCCGCCGACCGCGAAGTGCTCGAGGTCGGGTCGGCGTACGGCTACAGCGCGGTCGCGATGGCGCTGGCCGGCGGCCGCATTGTCGCGGTCGATCCGCACCTGCAGTTGGCCTCGTACGAGGAGATGCAGGCGAACCTCGGGTTCTACAACGTGGCCGCCCGGGTCGACATCCGCCGCGGGGATTCGCGGGCGGTGCTGCCGGTGCTGCACGACCAGGGGGGCTACGCGTTCGATCTGGTGTGGATCGACGGCGACCATGCGGCGGAGATGGTGACGCACGACGTTGAGTGGGCGCGCAAGCTGTTGCGGCCGGGCGGCACGTTGGCGTGTCACGACTATGACGAGGACACCTGCCCCGGTGTGCGGCAGGCCCTCGACCAGATCTTCGGCGGCCCGGGCACGCTGACGGACACGCTCGCCGTGTACGGGCCGGGTGAGTGGTGAGAGCAGCCGTCGTCGGTGGCGGTGTGTTCGGCTCCACGATTGCGGTGGACCTCGCGCGCGCGGGCGCGCAGGTGGATCTGTACGAGGCCCGCTCGGACATCCTCGGCGGGGCGACGGCGAACTGTCAGGCCCGGCTGCATTCGGGCTACCACTATCCGCGCTCGGACTCGACGGCCGCCGCGGCGCGTGACGCCGCGCCGCAGTTCGCCGCCCGGTATCCGCAGGCGATCCGCCGGGCCCGCCACCACTACGTCATCGCCGCTGACAGCAAGGTTTCGGCCGACGAGTATCTGGCGTTCTGCGACCGCCTCGGCCTGCCGTACGAGGTGGTGGAGCCGCCGCAGGTGCACCACGCGCAGGTGTGTGTGCGGGTGCCGGAGGCGTTCGTCGACGTGGATGTCCTGCGCCGACTGGTGCGTCGCGACCTCGCCGTGTCGGGGGTGACGGTCCACCTGGGCCAGCGGGTCGAGGAGCCGCCGGGCTACGACCTGACGGTGATGGCCACCTACGGCCAGCCGTGGTCGCGGCCGCTGCGCTACGAACTGTGTGAGGTGGCGCTCGTTGAGATCGCCCGCTACGAGGGCGACTCGTTCGTGGTGCTCGACGGGGACCACGTGTCGCTGGACCCCTACGGCCGGGCGCACGCCCTGTACGACGTTGTGAACTCTGTCCACGACGTCAGCGACGACCCGGACTCGTTCGGCTGGCCGCAGCGGCGGGTGAGCCGGTTCGAGGCGATGCTCAAGACGGCCGGTGAGCACCTGCGCGGCCTGCATCCCGGCGGGCAGGGTGTGGCCATCTACCACCGGTCCATGTTCGCCGTCCGGGCTGTCCTGCCCGATGTGGACGCCACCGACGAACGCCCGACGCTGGTCGAACATGACGGGAATGTCATCTCGGTCCTGTCGGGGAAGATCTGCACCGCGGTCACCGCGTCGCGGTCGGTGCTCGAGTTGGCCATGGAGGCAGTGCCGGTATGACGTTGGTTTCGGTGATCCTCCCGACGTGGCAGCGTCACCAGTTGCTGTTCAACCGGGCGCTGCCGTCGGTGTGGGAGCAGGTCCACACCGACCTGCAGGTCATCGTGTGCTCGGACGGCCCCGACCCGGTGCTGCGCAAGCTGATCGAGGGCGTTGACGTGACGTACGTCGAGGTGGCGCACCACGACGAGCACCGGATGAACTTCGGCTCCCGCGCCCGCAACCACGCGCTCGCGCGCGCGACGGGTGACTACGTCGCCTACCTCGACGACGACAACGCGTGGCGGCCCGAACATCTGCAGCTGTTGGTGAAGGCCCTCGACGACAACCCGGCGGCCGGGTTCGCCTATTCGAAACTGGTCACCCATCCGCAGGGCACCGTCATCGGCTCCGACCCGCCCATGTACGGCGGCATCGACACGTCCGTCATCGTGCACCGCCGCGAGTTGCTGGACCTGGCGCGGTGGCCGAAGCCCGGCCAGATCCAGGGCGACATGCACGCCCCCGATTGGGCCATTGTCGAAGCCTGGCTCGCGAAGGGCGCCGGCTGGGTGCATGTGCCGGCCATCACCGTCGACTACCACTTCGCCGGGAGCTGACGTTGCGGATCTTCGCCTTCCACGACGAGTCGGGTTGCGGCGAGTACCGGATCAAGATTCCGCTCGGCGAGTTGGCCAAGAACGGCCACGAGGTCAAGATGATGGCCGGCGGTTCCGGTTCGCTGGCCGAGGGCTATCAGGTCATCGTCGCGCAGCGCACCGACAAGTACGACGCGCTGCCGGTGTGGCGGCGGTTCAAGTCCCGGTCCCGTCTGGTGTATGAGATCGACGACGACGTGTTCAACACGACCCTGGTCAACTGGATGGCCCACCGGGTCTACTCCAAGCCGGACGTGCAGGACGCGGTCGCCCACGCCGCCGAGGTGGCGGACCTGGTGACGGTGACGACCGAGCCGCTGGCTGGGGTGATGCGCCGGCACAACCCGAACGTGGTCGTCATCCCCAACCACGTGCCGAGCGAAGTCTTCGACATCGAACGCCGCCGACCGCAACGGTTGACCGTCGGATGGTCCGGCGGGGCGTCCCACGGCGCCGATCTGGCCATGGTGGCGCCGCACCTGCGCCGCGTCGTCGACCGGTGCAAGGTCGACCTGCACCTGGTAGGCACCGACTATTCGGAGACGATCCGCCGCCCGTGCCGGTTCACCCCCTGGAACCAGACGCACACGGCCGACGGCTACTACGCCAACATCGACTTCGACATCGGCATCGCCCCGCTGACCGGTACCGAGTTCGACCGCAGCAAGTCCCACATCAAGGCGCTGGAGTACGCCGCCCTCGGCATCCCGGTGGTGGCGACCGACCTCGAGCCCTACCGGGACTTCGTCGTCGACGGCGTGACGGGCTTCCTGGTCCGCCACGAGCACGAGTGGTTCAAGCGTCTCCGCGAGCTCGCCAACGATGCGGCGATGCGCGAGGAGATGGGCGCCAAAGCGAAGCAGGTCGCCCGCGGGTTCGACATCGGCGAGGGCTGGAAGCTCTGGGCCTCGGCATATGAAGGGTTGTTGTCATGAAGAACATCAAGGTTCGGATGCAGGTCGGCATGTCCGGCACCCGGTCGGGCGTGGCGTGGCCGGCGCCGGGCGAGATTCTGGAATGTTCCCCGGACGAGGGTGCGCAGCTGTGCGCGTCGGGCATCGCCATCCCGGTCGTCGAGGACGAGGTGGAGACAGCCACCGCGGTCCCGGCCGAGAAGCGCGACACGAAGTCGACCGACGCGAAGTCGACCAAGGAGTAACCGATGACTCTGGTGGCGACGCTGGCCGAGTTCAAAACGCACCTGAACCGCGGCGACGTCACCGACGACACCGAACTCACGTTCTTCCTCACCGCGGCGAGCCTGTGGACCGAGTACGCCATCGGTGGCCCGCTCAGTGTCGCCAGCTTTACCGAAATCCACTGGGTGGACGGCTACTGCGACATCGTGCCCCGCAAGAGGCCCATCTCCGCGATCACGTCCATCACCCCCGACCAGGGCACCGTCATCTCCTCCTCCGCCTACTTCGCCGACGCCGGAACCCAGTCGATCCACTTCCGCTATTCGGTGTCGCCGAACTGGTACACGCTGGTCTACACGGCCGGCCTGGCCTCGATTCCGGAGCGGGTCAAACTGGCCGGGCTCGAGGTCGGCCGGCACCTGTGGGAGATCCAGAACGGGTCGGCCGGGCGCGGGTTCCGCTCCGATGACCTGGTGCCGACGCCGATGGGCTTCGCCGTCCCGCGACGCGCGATGGAACTGTTGGCGCCGGACCTGATTCCGGGCGTGGCGTGAGCGACACCATCGTCGCCGACGTGCTGGACGGCGTGTACGACCTGTTCGTCGCCAACTCGGCCATCGCTGCGCTTGTGACGGCCGGGACGTTGCGTACGTTCGACGGTCCGCCGGCGGTGGACTGGGCCGCCGACTCGATGCTGGTCGTCGGCGGCCGGGTCCAGGTCGACGACCAGGACTCCACCACCGAGGTCGCCTGGGACTGGGCCACCATGGGCGTCTCGGGTGCCGTGTCGGAGGTCGACGAGACGATCGCCGTTCCGTGCGGCATCGCGTCGAAGCGGGGCAGCACCACCACCGACGCGACGATGCGCAACGTCCGTCGCAGCGCCATCAACGTCTATGCCGCGTGCGGGGCCGCGTTGCGCGGCTCCACCCTGAACCTGGCCCGGGTGATGTGGTGCACCAGCAGCGTGTCGAGCATCCAGCAGTTGCAGACCCCCGACGGGCCCGAGTGTTTCGTCGACTTCACCGCCTTCGTCCGCACCCGAATCTAGGAGTTCGCCATGCCCGACGTGGTGAGGCTGCGTTACCTCGGCGCCGAGGCCGTGTCTGTGCCGGTCATCGGCAAGCAGGTCGACCCGGACTGCATCGTCGACTTCCCGGGTGTGGTGCTGGAGGACAACGAAGACCACTACCTGATCGAGACCGGCAACCCGCCGGAACAGCGCTCCTGGGCGAAGTCCCGGTGGCGCAACGAGACCGTCGCCAAGAAGGCGAGCAAGAAGACTGACGACGAAACTGACGACGAGGCCGAGGAGTAGTCGATCATGGCGGTAGGCAGCGGAATTTGCAGCCAGTTCGGCTTCAAGAACGAGACGGTGGTCGGCACGCCGGTCACGGTCGACCACTTCTACAAGCACGTCACGATCGGCGGCGACGGGCTGCAACTCCTGACCGTCACCGACGAGGGCCTCGGCGGCTGCGTGATGGTGCCCACCGTCGACCGTACGGCGTCGGTCGGCCAGCAGGTCGCGCGTGAGGTCGAACTCAACGTCGGCACCCGCGGCCTCGGCCTGCTGTTCAAGCAGATGCTCAACTCGGCCCTGTCGGCGCCGGTGCTGGTGTCGGGCTCGTTCTACCGGCAGATCCACACCCCGTCGGAGACGTCGGGCCGCTCGCTCACCGTCCAGTTCGGGTTCCCCGAGGCAACCGCGACCGGCACGAACCGGGCAATGACCATCAACGGCGCGAAGATCACCCAGTGGGAGTTGTCGCAGGCCCGAAACGAACTGCTGAAGCTGCGGTTCACGTTGGACGGCTGGAACGAGGCGACCGGCACCGCGCTGGCCAGTGCCGTGTACGCCACGGGGCAGGGCGCGACGTCGAACGAGCCGCTGCGGTTCAACTGCTTCTCGGCGAAGCTGGGCGGCACCCCGTCGATCGGGTCCGGGCTGGTGACGGTCGCCGGCGGGACGGAGATCGCCGGCTGCCGTGGCGTGTCGTCGAAGGGCACGCTGCCGCTGCGCACGGACGGGTTCTACTCGGGCGGGTTGGGCACCAAGTCGGAGCAACTGCTGAACGGGTTCATGGAGTACACGTCGGATCTGGACCTGGAGTTCCAGTCCCGCACGCAGGTCTACGACATCTACGCCGCCTACACGACGGCGGCGCTGGAGTTGTCGTGGGTGGGGAAGATCGACGCCGGGGCGGCGCAGTTCGGCAAGGTGTCGATCATCTACCCGTACTCGAAGATCGTGAGCCCGGTGGGGCCGAACGTGACCGGACCGGGCACGCTGGACAACAAGACCACCATCAAGGCGTTCGGCGATCCGGCGGGGACGCTGCCCGCGGTTCAGCTTCTCTATGAGAACCTCGACGCTGCGTTCTGATGGTCTACGACCCGGGGCCGCTCGCGGTGCTACAGGCGGAGCGGCACAACCCCAACCACGACTCACACGGTAAGTTCGCTCCCGCGCCCGGCGGTGGCGCAACCCCCCTGAGTGGCGCGGACGCCCATGGGGCGGCGCTGCATAAGGGGCCGTTGAGCGATACAGCGCATGAAGCCGTGAACGAATACGGCTCGAGCGGGCATCGTGAAACAAATACCATGCTGCGCAAGAACAAGGGTGAAATTTCAGAGGACCACGGGGATCGCTATTCGGCGCGGGTAACTCGGGGCATGGACGAGGCCATGGCCGGTCAGTCGTTGCCCCATGACATCGTTGTGACCCGTGGTGTTGCCAGCACGCACGCAATGCTGGGCGGCCATGAGCCCGCTGTCGGCCTTACGTACGTCGATCATGGATTTGTCTCCACCTCGACGGCGCCCGGCACCTACCACCTGACCGGCATAACCCCGGGCGGGGCGCAGTTGCGAATTACGGCACCGAAGGGAACGAAGGCGTTCAGCGTCCCTAATCCTGTTGGATACGAGCGCCCGTTGTTGGACCGGGGTGAGGTCGTGCTCAACCGAGGATTGACGTATCGAATGACACGGGTCAGCGAGCCCGACAGTTACGGCGTCAGGCACATAGACGTTGAGGTAGTACCGTCGTGAGCGTGAGCAGCGGCGATCGTTTTGTCGACGACCTGACCGTTCCGGTCGAGATCATCGAGAACCCGCAGCCGCCGCCCGACGATGAGCAGCGCGACGGCGACGCGGACGAAGGCGACCCGGACTAGGTGGAGATCGTCCTCTCCGACGCCGGCAAGTTCGCCCAGTTGGCGTCACGGTTCCGCGCGGCCGGTGCCCGCGGTGCCGCGATCCGCAAGGCCACCACCACCGCGATCCAGGCCGAACTGAAGACGGTCGTCTACGACATTCAGCGCGAAGCCAGGGGCATGAAGGTCAGAGGCACCGGCGGTCGTGGTTCGCGCAGCCGGGCCCGGTTCGACCTGGCGGCCGAGATGCGCCGCCAGTCGAAGGCCGCGGCGAAGGGGAAGACGACCCGCGCCCGTCGCACCTCCATGTCCACCGGACTGCGGGAACGCATCGCCCATTCGGTGAAGTCGAAGGTCGCCTACACCGGGTTCCGCCTCGGCGCGAAGGTGTACATCGAGGTCTCGAACTTCCCGCACAACCAGCAGAAGCTGCCCCGCTACCTCAACCGCAGCTCAGGCTGGCGGCATCCGACGTGGGGGCATCGGGACCGGTGGGTCACCCAGTTCGGCGAACCGTACTTCGACCGGCCCGTCATGCATCACCGGCCCCGCATCACCAAGGTTGTCGCCCGCATCGTCGACCACACGCTTGACTCTTTGAGGAGCCCTTTGTGAGTTGGATCGTGGCGTGGAACGGCCGCGACTACGACATCGACCCGGGCGAGTTCACCGGCCGCGAGTTGGGTGAGGTGAAGAAGCGCATCGGGTTGACGTTCGCCGAGCTCATGTTCGACGCGCTGCCCAAGTTCGACGCCGACGCGATCCGGGCCGTGTTCTGGATTGTCGACCGCCGCGACGATCCGACGCTGAAGTTCGACGACTACGACGGCCCGCCCATGAAGGTGTACATCGCCGGGTTCGCCGGCTGGGCGCCGTTGGCTGAGGCAGTGGGAAAAGCGGTGAACTCTGCGGTCCCCGATCCGACTGGCTCGGATGGTTCGGAGAGTTCTACGGATATACCCCTGCCGAATTTGGATGCCTGACCGAGTACGAGTTTCAGCAGTTGGCCAGGCACATTCTGAAGCGGACGGGTGGTGAGTCGTGACCCAGTCCCTGAGTTGGAACCTGCACGGCAACGACCAGCTGTCCGGGGTGCTGGAGAAGCTCGACCGGACCGTGTCGCAGTTGTCGCGGCAGATGAACTCGGCCGCCGGCAACGCCCGCGAGTACGGCCGGGCGATCGGGACGGCGGAGGTGTCGTCGCAGCGGTTCCAGGGTTCGGTCAAGACCACCGGCACCCACCTTGACGGGCTGAGCGGCAAACTCGCCAGCGTCGCGTCGATGCTGCGCGGTATCGCCATCACCGGCGCGGTGGCGCTCGGCTCGGCGGCCGCGGCGGCGGGTGCGTTCGGCATCAAGATGGCCGCCGCGAACGAAACCGCCGCCGTCAGTTTCGAGCTGATGCTGGGCTCAGCGGCGAAGGCGCAGGAGTTCCTGGGCCAGCTGCTCAAGTTCGCCGCCGCCACCCCGTTCGAGATGCCGCAGCTGCGCTCGGCCGCCTCCCGGCTCCTGGCCGTGGGCGTCGCAGCGAGCGACATCATCCCGCTGCTGACCACCCTCGGCGACGCCACCGCCGGCATGGGCACCGGCGCCGAGGGCATCGAACGCGCCGTGACCGCGCTGACGCAGATGAAGCAGAAGACCAAGGTCACCGGCGAAGAGATGATGCAGCTGACCGAGGCCGGCATCCCCGCCTGGGAGACGTTGGCTTCGAAGCTGGGCGTCGACGTGGCTGAGGCGATGGAGATGGTGACCCGCCGCGAGGTCGACGCGGGTGTCATCTTCGCCGCGGTGCAGGAGAAGCAGGGCACCGGTCTGCAGCGCCTGACGGGCATGATGCAGCGCCAGTCGATGACGCTGGCCGGCCTGTGGTCGACGTTCAAGGACAACGCCGGGCAGGCGTTGGCGACGTTCACCGAACCGGCCATCCCCGGTATCAAGAAGCTGCTCGACTTTGTGGCGACGGCCCTGCCCGCCGGGCTGCAGAAGATCAAGGACATGACGGGGCAGGTGACGGGGATCTTCGCCGGGTCCGACGTCCCCGAGCGGGTCATGAACTCGCTGAAGGCGCTGGGCGAGAAGGTACTGCCGGCGTTGAAGGAAGCGTGGGACAAGATCGTCACCACGGTCTCCAACAACAAGGAGGGTCTGGAGAAGCTCGGCCGGTTCATCTCCGACGTGGCGATCCCGCTGTTCGGCTCGTCGCTGGTGTCCTCCATCGACCTCATCACGGCCGCGTTCCAGGGCATCATCTGGATGGCCGCCCGGGTCGTCGACGTGATCAAGTTCTTCACCGAGATCTTCCTGATCAACCTCGGGTTCATCATCCACTCGGCGGAGCAGACGTTCGGTTGGATCCCCGGCCTCGGTCCGCAGTTGCGCAAGGCGGCCGATGACTTCGACACCTTCGCCCGCAGCGTCATGGACAAGCTCAATGCCCTGGACGGCAAGACGGTCAACGTGAACGTCGCCTACCACGAGTATCGGGCCGGGGAACGGTACTCGCCGTCCGACTCGGCCACCACGACGTCCTACTCGAGCGGCGGCCAGATCCAGGAGTTCGCCTACGGCGGCATGGTGCAGGGCCCGCCCGGGTCGGCGCAGATGGTTATCGCCCACGCGGGGGAGAAGGTCCTCACCCCGGAGCAGCAGCGGGCCGACAACAACGGCGTCGTCGGTGTGCTGAAGGTTGTCCACATGACGCCTGACGGTCGGACGCTACGGGAGGAGCTGCTCAGCCTGAAGCGCCAGGCCGGTCTCGCGTCGCTGGGTCTGACGTGAGCGCCTACGAACTGTGGCACGTCGAGGTCGAATACACGGCCGGGGTGTGGACCGACATCACCGCCGATGTGGATTCGATGACCGCACCGGTGTACGCCACGAACGGCACCACCGCTGAGGTGGCGGGCGACCCCGGCTCGTTGACGTTGGTGCTGCACAACGTCGGGTTCAAGTACACGCCCGCCAACGCCCTGTCCGCCTTCGCCCTGTCGACGGGCATGGGGATCCGGTTCTTCGACCTGATCGGCGGCAACCGCATCTACACGTTCACCGGCTTCGTCGAGTTCCCCGAGGTTGCTTCGGTGAACGTGTCGATGAACCAGGACCAGACCATTCAGGTGTCGGCGGTGGACCAGCTGTCGCTGTGGGAGCGGTCGCAGACGTTCGTGTCGACGCTCGGGGCGCACATCCTCGGCTCGCCCGGCGCCGCTGGTCTCGTGGCCTATTGGCCCCTGGTGGGAAGCATCGAGGGCGAGTCGGCGGGGCCGGTTCAGCAGGGTGCGCTGAAGCGCCTAGCAATCGATGGTGCTCACCCGACGAGTGCCCCGACTGACCTGATCCAGTTCAATGCCGGCGTACCGCCACCCGGCGAAGACGCGGCGCCGGTGCTCTGGGCGCCGGTCGACGCCTTCGACACGGAGGCCCTCAAACTCCGCTGTACCCTGCTGACGCCGATCACGCTCAGCACAGGACAGTTTCTCACCCTGGTCTGCTGGGTCAGGTCGTCGCCCGACGAGTTTGCCGGCAGCGGGGCGCTGGGCGAACACTATGTGCTCCTTGAGGGAACCTCACAGTTTGACGCCGCGTCCCTCTTCCGGGACGGAACATCCACCGGCGGGGAGTTCAAAGGCGCCATCATCACCGCCGCCGGGCCGTGGGGTACCAACTTCGAAGGCACGTGGGCCGGTCCAGACGTGTGGCACATCTTCGCCGGCCACTACCAACTGGCCGCAGCACAGGAGATGTGGTTCGACGCAACGACGGCCTCGTCGTCGTTCGGCGGCAGCCCGCCGGCCTCAGTCACTTTCACCAAGATGACCGTCGGTTCATTCGGCATCAACGGCTCGATTGCGCACGTCCAGGTTTACGTCGACAGCGGCACGTTCAGCCGTACCGAGTTCCTCGCCCAGCGCGAAGTCGGCCTGTACGGCCTTGAGCGCCAGACCACCGGTGACCGCATCAGGGCCCTCGCCCGGTACGGCGGCCAAACGGACGCGGAACTAGTTGAGGTGGACCCGGGCCAGTCCATCATGTCGCGGGCCCGCCTAGCCGGTCTGAACGTCGCGCAGGCCATGTACGAAGCCCGTGACACCGAGCAGGGCGACCTGTACATCGACGGCACCGGCCTCACCACGTTCGCGGACCGCCGCACCCTGCTCAACATCTAGCCCGCCAAATCCCGAGCCGATCGCCCAGCGCGGTCGGCTTCCTGCCGTCTAGGGAGCGCCCGTGATCCACAGGTACAGGACGTGGAACGGCCCCATGCCGACCACCGCCGCACAGGCGTCGGTCACCACGGGCACCGTCATCAAAACGATGCTCCAGCTCTCCACCCCCGCCACCCGCATGATCAAACTGATCTCGTGGGGCTACAGCATCGACGACCCGCCCGGCGCCGACGCCGTCATCGAACTCCTGCAGACCGACGTGGCCGCCACCGTCACCGCGCACGTCGCCGCCGGCGTCCAGCCCCTCGATGCGAACGCCCCCGCCAGCCTGCTCACGTTGGGCGTCAACAACACCGGCTACACCTCCACCGTCGAAGGTGCCATCACCGCCACGCGTGTGTTCGACGCCCAGTCGCCGTCGTCGACGAGCGCCGAGGCCGCCGCCGCCATGGCCTACAGCTACCAGTGGATGCCCGACGAGGCGCCCATCATCCCGGTGAGCAAGTTCCTGCGCGTGCGCGCCACCACGCCTACCACAGCCGTCGACATGCGCTGCTGGGTCTGCTGGTATGAATGATCTTGCACACGTGGACCGGTTCGAGTAGCCGATGCCGCAGGCCCTCGCGCCGCGGTGGGCGGCCCACAAAAGCCGCTACGGCAGCATCCCGGCCCCGTTCCACGTCTCCTCCGGCAGCGTCGGCGGGCTGGCGCAGGACCCGGCCCTAATCCCCGTCTGCTGGCTGACGCAACCGTTGACGCTGCGCCTGGACCGGCCGTTCAACTACGCCGAAGTCACCCAGGTCGACGGGTCCACCGCCCGCTACACCGCGCCCGGCGCCACCGTCATCTACCCGTTCTTCGCCACCCTCACCACCGCCGTGGATGCCGACCCGGCCAACCTGGCCCACTGGACCGTCACCTACAACTCGACGCCACGCATGCGCAGCCCCAGCCTCACCATCAACCTGCTGCACCGCACCGACGACGAGAAGGCGTTCCTGCTGGGCATCGGCCGCAACCGGCGCATCCGCCTCACCGGCCTGCCCAACGAATGGCCCACCGGCGCCGACACGCTCGTCGTTCGCGGCATCCAGCACCGGGCCACCACCTACGCCCGCACGGTCACCTGGGAGACGGGGGCGCTGATCGGGACGCTGAGCGCAGGCGGCCTGTTCCTCACCGGCACGACCGGAAACTACGCGTCCACACCGGACGACGCCGCGCTCGACATCGTCGGCGACATTGATCTCCGGGCCGATGTGACCATGCCCGACTGGACCGTCGTCGGCGGATACCAGACGCTGGTCCACAAGTGGGACGAGCCGGCCAACCAGTCCTACGGGCTGGCGCTGCTCGACACGGGCGCGCTGCGGATCATCTGGACCACCGGTGGCAGCAACGCGACCCTGCTCTCGATGGACAGCACCGCCATTGTGTCCTACGCCAACGGCGTGCGCGGCTCGGTGCGGGCCACCCTCGACGTGGACAACGGCGCAGCCGGACGTACCGCACGGTTCTACACCGCCCCGAGCGTCAACGGGCCGTGGACACAACTCGGCGCCGATGTGGTGGCCGGTGGCACGACGTCGATATTCAACGGGACCGGGGTGCTCGAGATCGGCACGTACGACAACGGCCTGGTCGTCGCCGGGTCGACCTCGATGAGGGTCCACGCCGCGCAGGTGCGCAGCAGCATCGACGGCACGGTCGTCGCGAACCCGAACTTCTCCGCCCAGTTGGCCGGTACGACCAGCTTCACCGACTCGGCCGGCCGGGCGTGGACCGTCAACGGGGCGGCGCAGATCACCCCGTCCACGTTGGTGTCGGGGCCGTGGTTCCGCTGGGGCACCTCCTACTGGAGCGGCATTGACACCCGCCCGTTCTGAGAGGGGCTGACCGGTGGCCACCGTCCCCGCATCCCACACCTTCACCGACGGTGTCGCCACCTCGTCCGAAGCCAACGCCTACATCCGCGACCCGATCCAGTTCAACCTCGCCCGGCCGCTGTGCGACGTCTACTCGGTGGCCGTCCAGTCGATCCCCAACAACGTCTACACGGCGCTGACGTTCGACACCGAATACGTCGACCGGGACCCGTCCGGTTCCGGCGGGCACTCCACGTCGGTCAACACGAGCCGCTTCACCGCCGTCTATGCCGGCTACTACGGCGTCATCGGCGCCTACACCTACGCCGCCAACGCGGCCGGGTTCCGCGGCGCCGTCGTCGCCGTCAACGGCACCCAGCAGGACCGGACCAGGCGCATCGGCCCGCCCGCCGCGGCCGGGACGAGCGGGTACATCGCCGTCGCCGGCACCGTGTTCCTCAACGTCGGCGACTACGTCGAGATCATGGGCGTCCAGAACACCGGCGCCGGGCTCAACACCGATGTAGCCAACCTGGCCTACCCGTCCATGCGGGTGGTCTGGGAGGGGACGGCGTAGGGAGGTTCACCCATGCCCAGTTATCTCCAGCTCGCCCAGGAGCAGGTCTGGCAGGACCAGTACGTGCCCGACAACCTGACGACGCTGCTGATCGAGCCGCTGCGTGAGTTCTACAACATGGGCGCCGCCTCGATCGGCGCGCCCGGCGACAACAACCACCTGTACGGCCGGCACCGCTCCGCCGCGTGGGACCGCGGATCGGCCTACTGCACCGACCGGTCCTACGGCACCACCGACGCGCGTGACCACGACGGCGACCAGGACATCTACCGGGCCCTCGACGTCGGCATCCAGGGCGAGGTGCTGTACGCCGCGTCGCACCGCATGGACGAGCTGGTGCGGTTCGGGAAGTGCCCCGGGGTGGCGGAGTGGTTCGGAACGTTCGACGGCCAGACTGTCGTCGGCTGGTACGAGGGCGGCCCGTCGAGCTCCGACGATTCGCATCTGTGGCATCTGCACGTCGGGTTCTGGAACGGATCCGCGGACGACCCCGAAACGATGCGCCTCGTCCTGGCCGCGATCACCGGACAATCGAGCGAAGAAGGAGCCGACATGGACACCGAACAGGCGCGTCAGCTGTACAACCTGGACCGGCTCAACACGGCGCTCCTGCTTGACGCGGACGAGGTGACCCAGCTCGACGACGGGCAGGGCAACAAGGTGTCCTATCCGCTGATGATCGTGCGCCGCCAGAAGGCCATCCTGAAGGCGCTGGCCGAGGGTGTGACGGTCGAAGCCGAGGTGGACCTGACGGACGCGGCAGTCGAGAAGGTGGCCAAGGCCACCGCCGACGAGATCGCCGCCGACCCTGAGCGCGACGGCGCCGACACCTGACCATGCCCACGCAGGAGGAGTCGGACGGCATCACGTTGCGCGAGCACGTGATGGCGCTGCTGGTCGAGATGGACCGCCGGTTCGAGGCGGCCATCGCCGCGCAGGACAAGGCTGTGCAGATCGCGATGATCGCCAGCGAGAAGGCTGTCGTCAAGGCCGAGATCGCGGCTGAGAAGCGGTTTCGAGTCGGTCAACGAGTTCAGGGGACAACTGTCTGATCAGGCGGCCACGTTCATGCCCCGCGCCGAGGCAGAGCAGCGCCTGGCCGCGCTCGGCGAGAAGATCGTCGACCTGACCGGCTCAAGTAGGGCCGGAGCCTCCGCGCTGTGGGGCTACCTGGCCGGCGCGGCCGGTGTGGTCATCGCGGTGATCACGCTGTTCGTCAGATAGCACCACCCCGCAACCCTGGACCCCGGTTGCGGCTAGCACGACCCGCTGAAGTGGGGACCCGTGTCACTCGACCAATGGGCCGCGATCGGCGTCGTGTGCGGCGCGATCCTCGGGGCGGCCGCTGTGTGCTTCCTCCTGGCGAGAGGCATCCGACGTATGTGGCATCTGATGCGCAAGGTCAACCGTTTGTTGGACCAGACCCTCGGCAGCCCCGGACGTCCGTCGCTGATGGACCGGGTAACGAGCATCGAAGAGAAGCTCGAAGAGCACCTGCATTGGCACACCGATCCACGGGGGAGACCGGCCGGTGGCGCACCGCTACAGCCCAACGGGCCGCGCCGCGGCCGCCGTCCGACTGAGTAGAGGAGTCACGGTCATGGACCGGTACGCCAAGGCCATCGTCGCGGCGCTGGGCGTCGCCTACGGGCTGTACGTCGCGGCCACGGGCGCCGACTCGGCCGGCGGTGTGGCGATCGTGGCCAACGAATGGGTCGGCATCGCCGTCACCACAATCCTGACCGCGCTCGGTGTCTGGGCAGTTCCCAATGCCGGCAAGCCGCCGGTCGTGTACGGCTCGTCGCCCGACTCCGTCACCACCGTCAACGTCGACACGACCAAGACGCCCGCCCTGACGCCCCCGCCGGGTAGCGACGAGCGGCTCATTGGAAGGGGAAGGGACTACACGTGAACGTCATCATCGTTCTTCTGCTGCTCCTCGCCGCGATCTTCTTCGCGCTGACCGCGTTCGGCATCGCGTCAAGCCGCGTCAACCTGCTGGCACTCGGGCTGTTCTGCTGGGTGCTGGTGCCGCTGATCCTGGCGGTGAAGACGCTCTAGCTTTCCAGCGCTGAAACACACGAATGGCCCCGGTCTTCGGACCGGGGCCATCTTGGCGTTCCTGGGTTATGGTGAAGCGGACGGCGTGCCCGGAGATGTACGGTCGGAAACGACTGGGGCCATAACGGGATAGCAGCGTGAAGCCGCTGTGAGTGGGCTGGGTAGCGCCGGCCCCCGTGGGTTCAAATCCCACCCCGCCACAAAGAAAGGGCCCCGCCGGGTAGACGGGGCCCTTCCTTTGTCACCGTACCGAGCAGCTACCCGGACTGCTGGGTCCGAGCAGCTCTCACTGCGCTACCGCCGGGGAAACCGGCGCCACCCCTGCAACTTCGAGCATCCTGTTCGCCTCGTCGGCCGTGTCCGGCAGCTTCGGCGCTCGCGGCTTGCGAGTGGTCGTCTTGCGGGTCGTCCGCTTGCGTGCCTCCGCCGCCTTCCTGCCCGCCGCCACCCGCACCGGGTCCTTCGCCCGGGTCCGAGCCTTGACCGCTGCCGTGACGAACTCCGAGAGGAGGTACGCCAGGACGGTCCACAGGTTCGCGCACTTCGCTCCGAGCGTCCCACCGGCGATGAAGTTCGCCGAACCGGACACCGCGACCGCCAGCACCAGGACCACGAGTGAGGTCCAGAAGCCGCGACGGGCCACATCAGGAATGTGCAGAGCGATGTTGCAGGTGATGGCAAGCAGGTCGACAGTCAGCGGCACCGCGTACTGGGCCACCCGGTCAACGCCCCACGTCGCCAGCAGCTCCCGCTGGTGGCCGTAGGACACGAACGCCGCGACGATCATGATGAGCGTCGTCGAGAAGCGGGTTCGCTGGAACGCAGTGAGACTGCGTAGGTACTGGATCATGGTGGTCTCCCTCCACCTCGGGGCCGGTCCCTGATGGACCGACCTCGTGCGCCCGCGCAACCGAATGCGTCTGGGGAGATTCCTGGGCGCTTGCCCGGCCGCGCGCTGAGCGCTGCGTTCCCGGGCTGGTGTGTTCCCGACTGCGTGCGTCGGATGCAGTTGTCAATGTGTGGCGGTTTGGACCGATGTCCAGATTGCCCCGAGTGCTACTGCAAAAGATCTTGCGCGTAGCACCCGCGCCTACTTCCTATAGTACAGCATGCGCTGCACTTGCGCCACCATGGCACTGACCTGCGACGATGCTCAGCGGGCCCGAATGAGCCAGGGGACCCGGGCAGGCTATGCAGCCCATGCTGTACTCTGCGTGACCGCATGTAAGGCATGATCTAGCCCACGGCAGTTACGCTAAGGATCTTGACGGCTCTAGCGGATCTTGCGTCCCATTCGCCGGAAAATCTCTTCATGCCAAACTCGGGCACAACGTCGCCGATTTCAAAGAATGTCCGCACGGCCTATTGGAGACTCAGCCGAACGCCCGACCCAAACCGGACAGAAACCGGTGACCCACAGCTACGGGCTTGCAGCCCGGGCGTGTCGAGAACCCCAGTTGCCGGATCCGGGCCGATTCGACCGCCACGCCTCAACGGTCTCCGGCGACCACCACGGGCGGGCCTTGCCGCGCTCTATGTCGACGCCGTCAGCCTTCGGGAAGCGGGCCTTCGACAGGGCCCGGTACGCGCGCAGCGTCTGGGGCTTCACCCCGACCAGGGCGGCGAAGTCATCCAAGTACAGCTTGCGCGGCATAGCTCCAGCGTACGACTGTGGCGAGGCTCTGTCACCCTGCCCGCATGACCCCTCGCCGCCCACTGTCCGCCGGAGCCATCACGATCGCGCTCGGCGCCTTCTGCCTCGTCTCGCTGGCCATCGGTGCGATCGTCAACCAGACGCAGACCACAACACCGGCTCCACCCGCGGCCGATCCGTTCGACCGGGCGGCGTTTGACGCCTACTGGGCCGGCCCGAACGTCACGCCGCGGACACGCGATTTGGTGACCTCGGTCGACTGGAGCGGATCGGTCCTCACCGCCCACACGCAGCTTGCCGCCGACTCCGACGCGATCGAACCGGCCACCACCATCTGCGGGGCGCTGTCCGGCTTCTGGGGCGGCGACTTCCACTCAGTCCGGGTGCTGGACGGGGCGGACCAGGTGCTCGTGTCGCGGCACACGGCGGGGGAGACCTGCACCTGGCGGCGCTAGACCGATCACTCGAACTCCACCGCGTGAACGGTGCCATCCGGGTCCACCAGCCGAAGGAGCCGGCCCCCCAGGATGATCTGGTCCATCAGGTAGGCGTACACCTGCAACGCCCGGTTGACGGTGTCGGTGCGGCTGTCGCCGGTCAACACGCTGGCGACCTCCATCGCGTCCGTCGAACGGGACACCAGGTTGACGGTCAGCTTGGTGCTCATGGCCGCACCCTAACCGGCTGCGGTGACGTGACCAGTTCCCGCGCCGTCAGCGGCGGGGCGTTCGGCGGAGGCGGTGGTCCCGGGTCGGGTCCGCACAACTCGTCGAGGTCGTCCTGGTCGCGGATGGCCCGGGCGACGTCGACGGTCACCGTGGCGCTGGCGAGCAGGATAAGTTCCCGCAGGCGTCGGGCGAGGTCGTCCGGAAGCGGTGGCGCCGTCTCGACGGCTGCGTCGATCCGGGCCTGGACGCGGGCGGCCGCCCGGGCATCGCGTTCCTCGCGGGTGTCGGCGGTCATGGCTAGTCCTCGACGTCGAGGTCGGCAAGGTAACGCTGCTGGCCGACATGCTGCTGGCCGGTGCGTGCCGCGGGCGTGCGGGTGTTCCGATCCAGCCAGTACTTGCCGTCGAACGTGATCCCGCCGCACGGGCAGCGCCGGACGAACTCGAAGTGCAGGACGGCGCGTGTCTGCGCCCAGCACCGGTGCCACTTCGGTGGCGCGGGGGCGTGGTGCCAGTCGATTCCGTCGATGTGTTCGACGTACTCCATGTTCAGCAACCCGCCCTCCCACTCCCGGACGTAGGTCGGGGGAGGCGTCACCGGTCGGCGCTGCAGCCAGCGCCACAACAGTTGGGTGTTCACTGTGCCACCTCCTGGTCGTAGCCGCGCCCGTCGTTCTGGCGCTGGGTGGGCGTTCCCGGCTGGGTCATGTCGTGGTGCGGCTGGCGTCGCGCCCGCCGCTGGGCGACCTTGCGCGGATCCGACTTGGCCAGGTAGGGCGGGGGACTGGTCATCTCCTGGACGAGTCTGAGAACCTCGGCCTGCGCAGCTGCTGCCGCGGCGAGCGCAGCGGGGTGTTTGGCGATCGGGTACGTCACCTCGTTGTCCCGTGGATCCGGTGGCGCAGCCGCGGCGGCGGCGAGGGCTGCGGCAGCCGCGGCCGCGGTGGCTGCCGCGGCGGCAGCCTCCTCCCGGGTCTGTCGCTGCAACCGGCGGTAGCGGGCGAGCAGGACGAAGAACAGGACGGCACCGAGGACGGCGACGCCGCCGAGTACAAGGGTCAACACGTTCGTCACGACAGGCACGTCCTTCGGGAACTCGGGGGCGCGGATAAAGGGCGTTGAGGGCCGGCCGGTGAGGGTTCGTTGACCCGGCGGGCTGACGGACCAGGCCGGGTCCTGCGGCCGGCCCTCAACGTTTCCCCCGGAGCGGCGGAGTGGAAGTCCGGGGTCGTGCGCCCGCCGAGTGCAGGTTCGGCGGACCGGGCCCGGGAGGCGGGGGACAACACCGGGGGACCTCGCCTCCCGGGGCTTTAGGCCGGACGCGGCGAGTTCCAGCCCCGGTTCTGCGCCGCGTCCGGGGTCATTGGTAGGCGTGCCGCCTGGAGTTCTCGGATCACCGGGTAGTGCGCGTTCCACACGTCGCACAGCCACTTCGTCTCGCGGCACCTGAGGTCGCAGTACCTGCCCTCGGCGTGTGCCCTCTCGGCATCCAGTGCGTCCTGCCGCTGCTCGGCGGTGTAGGTCATGACTTGCTCTCCGGTTCCGGCCGCAGTACCACCGACAGCAGGTTGCGCAGGCGCGTGGTCTGCTCAGGGCTCAGCGGGCCCTCGGTGTTGGCGAGGGCCTCGATCTCCCCCTCTAGCTTGGCGCAGGCGGCGGACCACCGGGCGCCGCGCTCCTCTGCTGTGGAGTGTGGGCGGCGGGTCACGACCGGCTCCGGCTGACGGGGGCGGCCTCGATAGCGCGCGGGCCGGACCGCAGGGGCTGTTCGCGCATGGGTGGCTTCACGTCGATGACACACGTCGTCATCTCGCCGTCGTGGTCGAACAGCATCTGCCTGATGGCCGCCCTGACCGGCGGCAGCGCCGGGAACAGCGCGGGGTTGCGCAACCGGAAGTAGGCGTGGACCCAGCGGATGAGGAAGAACGCGCCCACGAAGGCCAGGAGCACAAGCAGGACGACGGCGATGAGGCGTAGGGCTAAATCACTCACGAGCGATCTCCCATGTAGGGCGTACCGGGGCCCGCCGTGCGAGCCTGGCGACTCGTCAGGCCCCGGTACGCGTTCAGGTCCCCACTGGTCTGCCGGCGGCTCGGCTCGTTCGTCACTACCCGCCGGCGACTCTCGGGGATGGTGCGGGTGACCGTCGAACGTCCGTGTTGCTGGGTCGGAAGCGACCGGCGGTACTCCGCCATCATGTGCCTCCGTCTGTCAGAATGCAAGAGTTGGTGTACGCAAGATCGGGCGTTTGCCCATCCGGGGTTGAGGCCCACGTCGGCAGCCAACGACACTGAGCAGATCGGAGCGAAAGGTGATGGACGTGCGGCGCAAGAGCACGGCGCGGGCCGCCCAGGTGGGCAGGGAACTGAGGGATCTGCGCGACCAGCTGGGGCTCTCGCAGAAGTTTGTCGCGGACAAGACAAACCTGGATCCGGCCACGATCGGCGCCATCGAGCGCGCCGTGCGCATCCCGCAGAAGCGCAGCGTGATCACCCTGCTCGACTACTACCGGGTGCGCGGGCCGCAGCGCACCCGGCTCATCTCCCTCGTGGAGAAGGCCAGAGAGCCGGGCTGGCTGGAGCGCTTCGACCTGTCGGCGCCGCTGGCCGACTACATCACGTGGGAGTCCTACGCCAAGGAGGCGATGACGTACCAATCGGTTCTCGTGCCCGGGCTGCTGCAAACCCCGGACTACACCCGGGCGCTGTTCCTGGGCGAGGGCCTCGCACCCGCCGTCGTTGAGAACCTGGTCGAGGTACGCCACGAGCGGCAGGCGTCGTCTCTCGGCCGGGAAGAGCCGCTGCGCCTGGTCGCGGTCATGGACGAAGCCGTCCTTCACCGGCCGATCGGCGGACCGCAGGTGATGGCCGCCCAGCTGACCGCACTCGCGAAGGACGACCGGGAGCACGTGACGATCCAGGTTGTTCAGCACGCGGCTGGCGCCTACCCCGGACTGGCTGGCGGTCCGTTCATCGTGCTGGACGACTACGACAGTTCGCCGCTGGCGTGTGTCGAGTCGGTGCGCAACACCGTCTTCTTCGAGCGGCCCGAGGACGTCCGCCGCTACCTGGACACGTTCCAGGACCTGCGCCAGATGGCGTTGAACCCCGAAGAGTCCAGGGCACTGATCGGGGCGGCGGCCAGAAAGATCAAGAAGTAACTGGGGAAAGGGAGTGGCCATGTACGAGGAACCGCGGGGTCGCGACTGGCGCAAGTCCAGCCATTCGGGGACCGACGGCGACTGCGTGGAGTTCGCCATTGACGGCGAACGCGTCTTGCTGCGCGACTCGAAGGATCCGACCGGGCCGGTGCTGAGTTTCACCCGGGCCGAGTGGATCGCCTTCGTCCGCGGTACCCGAGACGGGGAGTTCGACCTCGGCTGAACGGCCATCTTGCCTGATGAGGCCATGGTGTGGTGTGATCCTCTCGCTGAGTCGGGAGAGATCGGATTGGCCGGGCGACGCCCAGCCCCCACCGGCTCACGCTGGCGCGTGAGCGGAACGTGAATGAATCAACAAATCGCCCGAGGTCTGGGGGCGGGGTGGTTCTTCTCGTCGGTGGGGGCGCGGGACGCACAACGGAACGTGCCGGGGTCCGGGGCACCTGAGTGAAACCCTGTGAAGGGATCACTCCTACGGCGCGTAGTTAACAAGCCAACGTCGAAGCATGCAATTGGCTAAACGGACGATCGTATTCAGCCGATCACACACTGTAGAACGTGCATCAGCAGTTGGGACCCCAGACCCTGGCCCCATTTTGGCGTGGCCTCCCGAAGGGACCGACCCGTGCTCCGCCTCAGTTTCAACTTCACCGGCGCCACCGTCGCCCTCGGCACCGCCTCGGCCATCGAGGGCGCTCTCGTCGTCAGCGCGTGCACCGACGTGTCCGGCGTGACGACGCTCCTCTGCTTCCTGCTCCTCGAGGCGGCCGCCCTGGCGGCCGCCGTGGTGCCGGCGTGGGTGGACCACCGTCGGCGCATCCGCCGGGAACGCGAGCACGCGGCCGAGCTCGTCGCGGCCCTTGGTCGGCCCGAGTACGCCGCCCGGGTCCAGCGGGAGGTGTTCGAGCCCCGGATGAACATGAGCGCGGACACGGTCGTGCTGAAGATCGTCGAGCCGCGGACCGTGCACTCGTCGGTGTACCGCTCGAACAGCAGCCTCCTCGAGGAGGAGCTGACCGGGCTCACGGTGCTGACCGAGATGGACGAGGAGTTCAACGAGGACTACCTGCGCGGCTATGCGGCCGCTGCGCTCGACCAGGAGACGCGGGACGAGGACTGAGCGCGTTTTCCGGGGGTTTTCCGGGGGCTGGACTCTTCAAGATTCTTGATCGAGGCTGTGACCTGGGCTTTTGCTCCCCGAGTAGGACTCGAACCTACAACCCTTCGGAAGCAAGATCACCACTTGTCAGGTGTGGTGCACTCGGGTCGAAAGTGGTTGTGGCCAGCGGATTTCCGCGTGACGCGTTGGTCCATTGTGGGCAACGGTGGTTGACAGTGGGGTCTGTTTTCCGGGAGTATTCCGGGGGCGGTGCCGGAAACTATCCCCGACCACCGGTCCGCGACCACCGACCAGCGTGAGGATAAAGGCCATGCCCCGACCGCCGCTCCCCATCGGTACCTACGGCAAGATCCGCACCGTGAAGGAGCCCGGCGGCACCTGGACCGCCCGGGCCGGGTTCCGCGACTACGACGGAATCACCCGCGACGTCGAGCGCGCCGGGCCGACCAGGGTCCAGGCGGAGAACGCGCTCCGCGAGGCACTGCGGGACCGGGCGAAGATCGTCGGCAACGGCGACCTCACGCCCGACACGAAGGTCAAGGATCTGGCCGAGCAGTGGTGGTCGGAGTGGAAGCGCCAGCCGCACTCGCCGAACACGACCTACAACTACCGCCGCAAGATGGACCTGTTCATCCTGCGTGGACTCGGCGAGCTGCGGCTGCGCGAGTTCAGCGTCGCCCGCGCCAACCGGTTCCTGCGCGACATCGAGGACAACCATGGCGCGTCGAACGCGAAGATGACCCGCACCGTGCTGTCGCTCATGGGCGCGTTCGCGGCGCAGCAGGGCGCGATCGCGTCCAACCCGGTACGCGACGTGGGCCGTATCTCGGTCGGCAGCCAGCCCGCGACCGCGCTCACGATCGCCCAGGTCTCCCAGCTGCTCGCGTACATGACCTATGACCCGCAGGCCATCGACCGGGACGTGGTCGACTTCGCCGCGTTCCTCGCCTCCACCGGCGTGCGCCACGCCGAGGCGCTGGGGCTGCAGCAGAACGCGATCGACTTTGAGGCCGGCACGGCGGCGATCCGCCACCAGGTGATCCGCATCGTCGGTGTGGGCCTGGTGCTGAAGCGGCCCAAGTCCGAGGCCGGCGTGCGGACGTTGGAGTTGCCGTCGTGGGCGCTGCGCCTGCTCGAGTTGCGCCAGCTGACCGCCGCCGTACCGCGCGCTTTCCCGACGGTGAAGGTGCTCCAGGCCAACGGGACGATCGTCGAGGAGCGGCTGAGCGCCGAGACCATGTTGGTGTTCCCGTCGACCCGGACGGGGACGTACGGCCTACGGGATCCACGTAACGTCCACCGTCAGGTCAAAGACGCGTACGCCTTCGCCGGCCTCGGTGGTGGCAACCACAAGTTCCGCAAGATGGTGCTGACCGAGATGGACAAGGCTGGCCTGTCGGCGCGGGCCGCGGCCGACCAGGCCGGGCACGCCAAGGTGTCGATGACACAGGACGCCTACTTCGGGCGCCGGGTGGTACGCACGGGTGCGGCCGAGGTGCTGGAGGCGATCGGCGCCGCGCTATGACCGGCTCAGAGGTCGAGCGTGAGTCCGGCCTTGCGCTCGATGGTCTTCAGCGTCGTCCGCATGGCGTTGCTGCCCGGATCCGACGCCACGATCGCAACCCCGCCCGGGCCCGTGATCTTCAGGTGCCCCTGGCCCGTCCGCTCTACCGTGCCGCCCGCGCGGACGACCGCACGCTCAATGTCGCGTGCTTCCTTGGATCGACCGCGGCCGGTGCTGCCTTTTCTTTTCACCGCCCCAGCCGCATCGCCCAGTCGAACCGCCGCTGCAGTTCGGCCATCTCCGCCACCCACGCTTCGGTGTGCACGATGCCGCGTGCGCGTTCGCCGTTGTAAGTGGCCAACTGGTTGATGTCCCGCTCGCTGAGCACGTCCGACCACGGCGGGCGCTTCCTCTGGAACAACCTGATCACGGTGTCGAGCCTCCTCGTTTGCGTGGGACGGGCTTGCGGGTGTCCGCGAGCCCGTTCTGCCAGAACACCATGCCCTTCTCGACGTACTCCCACGCCTTGTTCACCACCCGCAGCAGGGCCCGCTGCTGGCCGGGCGTCACGCCGGGCTGGTTCCAGCGGGCCATGAGCGACTGGGCGAAGTGGTCGACCGTGCGCTGTACCTCCGGCGGCAGGAACTCGGGGGCCGCCGCGTACACGCCGATGCCGAGCAGGTCCTCGGCGGTCGTGTTGAGAACCGCGGCGATCTCGTCGAGGTCGACGAGATCGTAGGGCTGTTTGCCGGCGTAGAGCCCGGCCAGCCATGAATGGGACTTGCCGAGGCGGCGGGCGATCTCCCGGCCACTGAGCCCCTGCTGATGGGCGATCTCCTTCACTCGGTCCGTAACACGCGTGCCCAACGTTGCCCGAAGCTCACCACTCACAACCACTCATGCACTCTGACAGCAAGCACTATGGTCAGTCAAGGATGCCGATCGGAATAGATCCCTCGATGGCTGGTCAGACATAGTTGACAGCGTTCACCAATACATGCCAGGATTCCGGGCATGTCGACCACCCGGCAGCCGGCTAAGAACCGGCATCCCAGCAGCAATAACACGACTCCCGAGGTGGCCGGCCGTCGCCCGTACGTCACCCCGGAGGAACTCGCCGCGTACGTCGGCGTCGCCCTGCAGACCATCTACGGCTGGCGGAAGCAGAAGAAGGGCCCCAGGGCCACCAAGATCGGTGGACAGTTGCGCTTCGCCTGGACCGACATCGACGCCTGGATTGAGCAGCAGCAGCGGGTGGCGTGATGATCCGCATCTTCTTGAGCCTGTACCGCCCCGGTCGGTATGCGGTCTGGTTCGTGCTGGGCTATCTCCCTGTCCTCGCGCTTGGCGTTGCGCTCAGGCTCGTCTTCAACCCGCCCATGTGGGTGCTGTTCGTGTGCTGCTCGGCGTTGACGATCGCCATGCCGACACCGAAGTGGGTGCGGCGATGACCCCCGACCGCCGCGAGTCCGTCTACCTCGCCCAGACCGGGCGGCCCACGTTCACGAAGCGGCAGGAACGGCGCTACGCCAAGAGAATTTCCGTCCCCCGTCGACGCTCGAGCGGCCGCGAGCTCCGTGGGGACGGTCCGCTAGTCGCCCCGGACTAGCGGCCGGGCCCAGCCGTTTCCTCTCGTGGCGGCTGGGCCCACAGACTCGCGGTCCGGTTGGAGAGACAGGACCGCGGCCGGGGCCCCTGCACCCGAAAGCGGGGGTCCCGGGCAAGACCCAAAAACGACCAGCGCCCCGCATCAAGGTTTGGGACCGAGCGGAGCGCCAGACGAAAGGATTCTAGCAATGACCAAGGTCTCCATCGATTACGTAGTGGGCGTCTGCTTCACCGTGCTCGGCGTGGTCGTCTTCGCCGTCCTGACGTGGCTGGCGAACCGGTGGCGCCGCCGGGCGGATGACATCGACCGGCCGGTGGCCATCGCCGCCAGCATCATCGCGCCGCTCTTGTTCGTCATCGTGCTGGTCGCGTTCGTCGGCGGTGGCTGGCCACCGTTCAACATGGAGTACCACTCCTACCGGCAGGTGCACGGCACCGTCGCCGACGTCCAGTCCCGGTTCCTCGGTGCAGACGGCAGCACCAGCCAGATGTACGCCGTGCGCTTCACCGACTCGGACCAGGTCTACCGCTGCGATGACTCCCGCTGCTCGCTGCTCAAGACGGGGGACGAGTTGTGGCTGTGGTGCATCCGCGAATGGCAGCAGGCGTCGACGCCCGGCTACGACTGCAACTTCGGCGATTCGAGGACGAAGTCATGATCAAGCTGAAGAAGCGTACCAAGACCGGAATCGTCGCCGCCGGCATCGTGACCGTCCTCGCCGCCGCGGCTGCCGTGTGGCGGCTTCGGCGTCGCGGCTCCGACGTGGGCGAGGAGTCGAAGTCATGAGCCACCACTGCGCCTCCTGTACGCGATATGGCCGCGGCCCATCGGAGGTCACCGCCTTCCACCGCGAACTGCGGGAAGTGCTGCGCCAGCGTGAAGCCAAGTGGCGGCTGGTGGCGCTCATCGGCGTGCTGCTGGCGACACCGTTGTGGTACCTGCTCGGGGCGCTGATCGGAGAGTGGACGTCATGATCCCCGACGACCTCCGCGCCGACCACCAACTCCAACCTCGACGAGGTGACGTGGTGACTCTGCACGAGCGCATCGAGGCCGCCGTGCGGGAACGGATGGCGGTGGCGCAGGCGGCCAGCCCGGGGCCCTGGCGCCTCGACCCCGACTTTGACGACGTCTTCGCGGTCGACGACGAGCGGTGCGCCGAGGCGTATGCGCTTACTGGCCGGCAGCAGCGCGCCACCGCCGCCCACATCGCCGCCAACGACCCGGCCCGGATCCTGCGGGACTGCGAACGCGACCTGAAGGTGCTGGAGCGGCACGCGCCCGCCTACGAGATTCCCCTCCGGTGGGTCTGCCGCAGCCGTTGCAAGCCTGTTCCGTGCCCCGAACTCGTAGAGACGGCCGAGGCGTACGGCATCACCGAGGAGGCGGCATGACCTCCACCATCCCCACCGACGCCGCCACCCACGTGGTCTGCGCCTACCGGTGGCTGGACCGGGGCGACGTGTCGCTCACCGAAGCCACCCTGCGCCGACTCAGCGTCGCGGAGTTGCGCGACGCGGACAGGACGGTGGTACGGCTGGCCCAGATCGTCGCGGCGCTGCTGCAGGAGGCCGACCCGTGCCCGTGGTGTCCAGCCAACCCGTGCCCGGACCGGGAGGTTCACAACCGGCTGGACGCGATGGCCGAGGGCACCTGGATCCGGCGGGCGAGGGGAATGGCGCCGTGATCATCGCCGCCGTCTACGTCGCCTTCACCGTCGTCATGGTCCTGGCGCTCACCTACAGCGGGCGGGGTGACTCGCGGACCGCGATCCACGACGAAGCCACCGTCGAGCTCGGCCCCCTCGACGAGACGCTCGCCTGGATGGACGCCGTCGCCGCCATGCCTGATGTGACCGCGACCTTCGCGCACATCCTCGCCGAGCACAGTGAAAGGACCGAGACGTGATCGCCTTCCTCCTGTCCCTGGCCGCGTGCATCCCGGTGGTCTCCATCGGCGTCGACCTGCTCCGCGACGCCCACGACCTGCCGCCACTGGGCCACGCCCGCCACCGGCGTCGACAACAGGAGGTGGAACGCCTCATGGCGCCACTGCCGAAGGCCCGCGACTCGCTGCTGCCGGAAGACTTCTACGCCACCTGGCCGCGGCGCCAGACCCCGTCGGACCTGCCGCCGCGGATGTTCCTCGTCGTCGCGGCGGACCGGGTGGGCAAGCACCGGGCGCCGGAGCCGGTGGAGGAGCTGAGCACGACCGGCCAGTTTTGGGCCATCGTCGAGGACTTCGGCGACCTGACCCAGCCGTGCGCACACTGCACCACACCGGAGGACGGGGAGCCGGCACATGCCGGGTGTCCGGGGTGTGCGTGTCCATGTGGGTTGGCGGTGGGGGTGTGAAGGCCGTCCCGTTCGAGGGCACGCCACCCGAGGTTAAGGCGGGCGACCGGGTCCAGATCCGCGACGTCGACGGCGAGTGGCACGACGTCATCGCGAACTCAGAGCCGCGCTACGACTACGACACGGCGGTCGGTGGCCACTGCCACCTGACGGTGAGCATCAGGTTCGGGAACGAGACCGTGAACTGGCCGGCCGAGGACGTGCGGCCGGAGTTCGCCACCGGCGGTCCGGTTCCCACGTTCGCGCCCTACACCGTTGAGCCGGGTCAGACCGTACGGCGGCCCGAGGACGGTGCGACGTGACCATCACCGACGTCCAGCGCGAGCGGCAGGCCGTCCTGTGCGGCCCGGCCGCCATGGCGGCGCTGCGGGCCGAACGGGCGCGACAGGCCCGCCTCGCCGCCGCCCAACTGCGACGCGACCAGCGACTCATC